AACAACAAACAATAAAACCGCCAATTACCAAGCCTTAACAACTTGATAATCAGCGGTTTTCCTTATGTCGGGGCGACGGGATTCGAACCCACGACCCCCTGCTCCCAAAGCAGGTGCGCGATTGTGTATAATGTATTGATTATCATATACTTTTAGAATTTGGCTTTGTTTGCTGCTCACAAATAGCTCACAAAATGGGAGGAGGGGAATACAAAAAAGTCCTTACACGGAGAGGGGTAAGAGCGTATGTTATATGCGTGCTGGGTAGCAAAGAGCCTCACACTTAATAGCATGAGGCTCTAACTTGCACCTATCAGCCATAGGTGGCTTGTGTATTAAAAAAGTAATGAATGGCTGATTATAATTTTTCGGCTGTTTTGCGTATTCGCTCGGAAAGATTGATTAATGACTCTTTGAAAAGTTCTAATTCTTCAGGAGTGAAACCACCAATGCCACCGTTGCCGTCAATTCCGTCCATTTTGTGGTAAAACCATGAAGACGAACGTTGGAAGTATCGGTTGCTAAAGTCTAACCAAGAAACGCTCATTAATATATCGTTGCAGCGTTCTTTCATATTTGTTATTAAAGCATTCTTTTCCATATATTTATATGTGTAGAAAAACCCGCCCACTTCTTGAGCGGGTTTTCTTGATTTTTAGAAGGGTTGGCGAAGCATATTATCAAGCAACTCTTGAGCAAACCACCTTAGTTGTGGATAACCATTGGGGAAACTCTTGTTGTAATTTCTGATAGCTTCTAACAGTTCGTTCTCATCTTCGGAAACTGTTACTTTGTAAGTCTTTGTTCTCATATTCATTACTTTCTTAATACAACACAAAGATACTACATTATTTTGTACTATCCAAATAAAACGCCTTATAAATTAAGTTTTTCTTTAATCTTATTCAGTAGTTGTTTGTCTTCTTTACTCATGAGACCGTCATTGTTGGCAGTTGCAGTGGGTATGGGGTCTGTATATTTCTGATTGAACGACAAATCGAATTGGCGTAATACATATTTATTCTCTCCGCTATCCCATTGTAATCTATCACCGAAAAGACAACTCCAATCTTCTGCATGACTGATTTCTTGGCGAGTGCCATCAGTAAAATAAATAGCACGTTGAAAGACCTTTGATTTGTTGAAAATAATTTGTCTTGCATAATCATTTTCAACATTTTGCATCATTGTAATACTCATTGCTCCGTTTGCATACGTGCAATGCACGTGTACAATATTGGAGTTGCCTGATATTTCAATATCTTTAAGCGCATCAAGAGCCGCTTCCTCCGATTCAAAGTTACCAAGGTCGCGCGCATAAGCAGTTAAATTATCAAGCTTTGTCTTATCCTCTGCTGTCATTACACCTGCCTTTGCAGTGGTGGCCTTAGTGATTACAAGTTGTTTGTTGCCACTTTCTGCAAAGTTTGTGTAGTTGACAATCACCTTGTCTGTAGTACTCTGCCCTTCTGCAAGATTGTGATTTAGGACGCGAGCAAACACATACTTATCCATCAGTCCGTCTTGGTTACGGTTTACCAAATGGCATAACAATACTTGGCTATAATTGGTTTGTTCGGTGTCGTTGGCTGCGCCCCAGTGCTTAAATCGGAGGAACAAGTTACGGTCAGTGTGCGTGTACGTCCATATCTTGCCACTCAATGCCGTGTGCATTTCATCACTGCTTGCCGAATAAATGTAGTTCTTAGTTGTTCCATTCGCAGAAGTCTGCACAGTGGGTACATTCAATGCCGTGAGCATTTGTTGTAGCGTGATAGTTTGTGCATTGTCTGTGCTTGATTGCCCAGCAACGACCAATCGCACGTCCAATCCGCTCACACTCGCTGCTGCTTGCAACTCGGCTAATGCTTCTGAGAGTTTTTTTGTTTCCATGTTATTTGTTTTTTGTAAGTTTGTAATGGTTGTAATTTATGGCGCGCCTTCGGGTGCGCTTTTTTATCATTCGCCCATTGGTTTTGGGTAAATTGGTGGTTGGATAATATTATCTGTCTGTATCTGCCACCCATTACCAGGCTTTAGCGTAGCATTAAAATTCATATCAGCGATAGCACCGTCATATTGCCAATAGAATTGTCCGTCCGAGCCGACACACATCGTAAGGATAACCATGCCTTTGCCTAATTCTAAATATGTCGTGAAGTTTGTTTCACCTGTTTTGGAAAAGCGACCGTACAACCGAAAAAACTTGCCAAGTTCTTCACTATCTTTCACGTTGTTATAAATAATCAACTTGCAGCCGACAAGCGAAAGAGCTTGTTGGATTTCATCATCACTCTTTCCATAAGGTGGTAACTGCCAGCTTCGATAATCTTTTGTTACTTTAATCTTCGTATCAGCGGTGCTTTCATCAACCGTCACTGTCTCTGGTAAATAGTTTACATTGATAATGGTTGATAGATTAGGGATAATGGGGTATGCTTTTTTTCTGTATAATTTAGTCGTAGTACCTCCGACATCATACGTCCTTAGCTCAAGATAGTTGGTATAGTTACTCTCTGTGATTACCGTTACCGAGTTAAGCTGCATACCCGTTGTAATGCCGTTAAATACACCTTGGTCAGCATATATTGTGCCTTTAAAGACGCCCTCATCGGCATAAACCTTGCCCTTGAAGTAGTATTGCTGATGTACGGGGTCGATTGCGACTTTCAGCACGTTGTGGTCTAATGCGTACATACCCACGACTGTATTGCCACCTATCTGCAATCCGTTAGACGACATCATGCACCCTGTGTAAGTGCCGTCAATCTCTTTTCGGCCGAAGAACGCGTTACCACTTGCTATGTAGTTGTCACCGCTCATGGTATAGCCATTGAAGGCTCGCATCCAATCGGGCAAGGAGACTGCTTTCTTGTCCATTTCGTTTAAGCACCAATCCGAAGCGGTTTTGCCCACTTCGAGCTTTACTTGATTGATAGCGATGAAGTCACCGCTCGTGCCTATTGTTGCTCTGAATAGTAAGAGCGGACTGGAGTAAGAGCCGTCAGCGCGGACGCGGAATGTGTAGATATGGCGCACCCATTCTGAGGTTAGCTCCCATGTATGGCTTCCGTCATTCTTAAATGCAGTTTCCTTCACTCCGTCAGCCATTGGCATATCTGCGCTTGCATCAGACAAGACGCGTCCGCCATAGTCATATACGTATGTGTTGAGGTTGCCCGAACCACGTGCGTAGAAAGATAGCGTGTACCATTGTCCCGACATGATTGTTGAGCCTAACGCTTGCGAATAAAAGTCAAACTCGCGTTCGCTGCTTCGCCATGCGCACAAAGAGTTGATGCCACAGAACGTCTCCATGTTAGAAGGTGTCGCCATGCGAATAAGCTGCGCATCGTTCTGAATGTAACCGTCAGCTGTTAATGCTGAGCCACCTTCGTATGGTCTTCCCAATGTGACCATAGAGATGTCTGCTTGCGAACCACTTGCTAAACGTACCAACACGTATTTTGTACCGCTAAGGCTTGACTTCGTGCAGAATGCGATGTAATGTCGTCTCCATGTTGAGGTCAATGCGAATTCAGCACTTGCGTCACTTGGAGAGTCTTTTGCGCCTCCGTCAACGTATATCGTTTGCTCGTTCGTGTCGGGATAACAATATACCGTGGCAGTACCAGAGCCTCGCATTGTAATGCCTATAACGTACCACGTCTGAGGGCTGAGCAACTTTGTTACATCATATTTGAACATGTCCGTCTGCGTTGAGACAGAAGCGGAGAGCATATCCGTATCACCAACTGCTGCTCCCTCGTTTAATGTTCCATTAATTGTAGCGAGCGATGAGCGGAAATTGAGCCACGTGCCAGCGTAGCTCTCTGCCTTTGGCGCGAAGTCGGTATGCACGAGTAGGTTGCTATGTAGGCTCGTCCCGTCTGCTCCGTCTTTACCGTCTTTGCCATTCGTACCATTCCAAACGACAGGAATGGTCTTTTGTGCTACTTCGACTTCGTTGACGAATAACTTAAACTCAATACGTGTCGCGTGTAGATTATCAATCGTTACCGTATCTCCTGTGCCTTCTTGTACTATCGTGCCGTCAGAGCTATATATGGCCCACTTCATTTTACCTTCTGTAAACTTCTTTGAGGTTAGGCCTTCCGTGCGGTATGCTTCAACGGTAATGGTCTTTGTGCTATAAGAAGGTGAAGTAGTAGGACTTTGTTTTGTTCTTGATATAGACCCAACAGGGGCAAGAATGTAGTAGGCTGCTCCGTCATCACCTCGTGGGCCGCGAGGGCCTGGGTTGCCCTTAGCGCCTGGGTCGCCCTTAACACCGTCCTTCCCAACGAAGCCAATCAGTTCTGTAGTTTCAGTGTCGTCGGGATAAAAAGTGCGTTTCCAAATGTACTTACCTTGCGCAACGACCGTTGGGAACGTACTACTCCAATCATGATTAGGCGCGCTCGTGCCATTGTCACTAACGGCCCATTTGTAGGTCGTTTGGCTCTGTGGCCCCCATTTGATCGTAACATTGTTCCCTATTGTCACTGTTCCTTTGCCGTCGTATTCGATAGCCCCTTGTCCGAGTTCGAACGAGCCGTCAGGGTTGAGGCTGTAGTGAGTGGTCTGGCCGTCGGGTGAGAGAGAGATGATTTGCCCATTCTTCGCGTAAAGGCCAAAGCCACCTGTGGGTAGGTAGCCACCAAGGCGACAAGCGAGACAACCGACAAAGCTCTTGGTAGTAATGTTGGTGAGTAAGTCGATAGCAGGTTGACCCGTGCCGTTGGCGTGAATGTAAATGGCGCTTTGACGTGTGGGGTCGGTAGCGTTGCCGTATTGTACCAACTCGTCGCCTACTTCGGGGAGCACCATTAGCCCCGCAATGGTGGGGTTACTATTGTCGGCAAGGAGTAATGACGTGCCGTCGTCGGCCGTGATGAGGGCGGTACGGTCGTCTGTTACGAGTTGGGCTACTTGTGCGGTGACATCTTGCGCGTGGTCGTAAGCGTTGACCTCGCCTACCTGAGGCTCGACAATGGCGGCATCGAACTCCGACCTATTAATGGCCAACACATTGTTGTGGCCGCCTGCTGTGCTGCCTATGAAGCTAACTCTTACCCAATAGCCGCGAGCGCCGTTCGTTGTCCAACGTTGGCAGCGTATGAAGTCGTTAGCTTGAAAGCCTCCGTAGCCGTGTGTGTCGTCCCCCTCTAATACTAAGTAATAGTTCGTGGCGTCCCCGTCCACGCTCTTCACGCGTCCGCAGGCTTGGCTGATGCCCAGTGCGCCACAAATGGCCCGTATCTTTTCGATGACGAGTTCAAAGGCCGTGAGTCTGCCGCGAATGCGGAGGTTGTCCGCTTCCACGTAAGTCTGACCGTCATTGGCCGTTTGTGCTGCCCAGCCGCTGCCCGCGAAACCATTGCTCTCGAAGTCGGGGCTTTGTGCTGAGGCTTCGAAGTTGGTAGCCTTGCGGAAGGTGACGCTCCCCAAGGCCGTGTCGTCGTGTTGACGGCTTAGGTAACGTTGATCAGCCGTGTCCCATTGCGTAAGGTCGTCGGCCGTGGCGGCATGAGTGGCTTCGGCTGCATGATCGGCTTCTGTGGCGTGGTCCGCGTTGTCAGCATTCGTGGCGTGGTCGGCCGTGGTGGCGTGGTCGGCTGAGGCAGCCTCATCGGCAAATCCTGCCTTCACCTTGGTACGGACGGTTTCGCCCGTGTCGGTGTCGGTACTATCCAGATAGAGGTAGCCGTCGGCAGGAGCAGCGTCCAACTGATTAAGCGTGTCGAGGTTGGCGTGTGTGTGCGTTTCGGCTGACGAAGTACCGCCGCCGCTGATGTAAGCCCCACCGCCACTGCTGCTCGTGGCTGCGGCCTCAGCGTTATTGCCTTTGCGCGCTTTGCGTGGCGTGGCTGTAACGTATCGTGTTTTAACTTTATAGTCCATAGCTTATTTAATGATTTCTTTGTTCCACTCTTCGCGCTCGAGTCTTACAAATTTAATATTACTCGTGCCGTCGTAGGCGCTGAGCACCTCACTTTTCATCATAAAGAGGTCCTCACTCGGCATCGCGCGGTCGGTGAAGAGCTGTAGCGGTGAGAGCGGAGTAATGGCTTCACCCTCAAGCGTAGGCACGCGGTGTCCATACTGGCTAAAGAGCAGCCCTAACAAGTCGTACTCAATCAGCCAAGGCGCAGACGTGTTGGTGCGACGCAGGAAACATCGTTGAGGAATATCCGTCTGCCCAGAGCCAGAGGGCGCAAACGAATACCAAATTTTGTAAGCGCCTCGTGCCGTTACCCCCAAGTCGCTCCCAAAGGCTGTGCCGCAAATGGTGTCAATCTTTATCTCGTCCTTTGCGCTCGCGTTTATCCATGCGCTGTATTCGGCATCACTCTTCTCCACCGCTTCAGCGATGAGGCCTTGTACTATCTCCAACTTCGGAAACTTGTAAAGCCACCACCGTTGCGACCAGTTCATGCGTTGCCCCCCTTTAGAGGTTTGCGTGCTAATACACACGTCGCGCAGTCCGTTCGGGTCGGGCAACGACTTGTCGAGTTGGCACGTCTGAGGATTGGTAATGGGGTATTCCTTCCCCTTTCCGTCCTTATCGTCGAAGATGATGCACCCTGTATAAATGGTTAACTCTAAGTACCCCGCAGTGTTCGGCAGAGGAATGATTTCTCCCTCCGTGGCGTATTGTTCATTAGTTCGTTCATGGCCAAGGGTGTGTGTATGGTTCTTTGACCACCCTTGAATGCCGCTCTCCTCCTTTATGCTATCACTCTTAGAGTTGGCATAGTAGAGGAGGTAAGAGGGAGCATGCGTGAAGTATTTCGTATCGTCGTATCCAATCGCAACCCAATGGCCTTCGTTATTGGTGCCAGCTCCTTTTGCCTGGTATTGCGCTACGGCCTTGCCATTGCCGTCAAACAAGACGAGCGAGAAGGGAATGTAGCAGTAAGCCTCGCGCACCTTACACCAATTAAAGTTATCCTTTTCGTTCGTTTCGTCCGTTGCGTCAGCAAAGGGGTTGAGGCGAGGGTCTATCATCATCTCCATAGTGAGGTGAATGTAAGAGCGCATCACGTCTTCCGATACTTGATTTTGGGCCGCAGGGCAGTACACACGTGGGAAACGCATCAGCACTTCGTCTGACGTTCCCGATAGGTCGTTGAAGGCACGCGTAATGACGTTTTCGCTTGTGTTAGCTTCGACATAGGCATAATGGGCGTCTCTCCCCAAAGGCGATTGTTGCCCATTGAGCGTGAGGTTATTGCGCGGCCAGCAATTCGTTAAAGCCAGCCACGCAAGGCCCTCACACGCTGCGCCCCCCGTACCCGTCTTCACCATTTTGAAGTAATGCGCATCGGGGTGCTTTTGCGTAAGGCCAGTGGCAGCACTATCAGAAGCAGAATGGAAGAAACGACTTATCTCGTATGTTTTGAACCCAGGGCCAAACATGTTAAACACGCTGCCCACCTCTGTCAGTCGGTCTTGTTTTATGGTCACGCTGTTGTCGCTCAGCAGGTTGCCACCCGTGTAGGGCGAGAACTTAATGACGGCCGCTTGCGCCAACTTATCTACCGATAGCGTTTGCTCCGTAGCGTCCCACGTGATTTCTTCTACCTTGGGTGGATTATTGCGCAGCGCATTCAAGTCGTACACCATGATCTTGCCCACACGCTGCACGATGCGCAAAGCAAGCGGTTGCAGCACACCGTTAAGCACTTCGTCAAGCGTTGAGGCTTCACCGTCCTCATCGTAGAAGTTGGCAGCATCAACGTATAGGCGTGTAAGGTCACAATGCTCCCATAGCACGCTGTCGTTCATCTCTAACGACGTGAATACCTCTACTGGCACTGCGCTGAGGCCTACCTGTTCAAGGCAATAGTCTATGTAGTGGCGCACCGACTTAATACCCCCCGCTTCGCCATACTTTAGGCGCTGCATGTGGCCGAAGTCAGTAAAGGTGAGCGTAACGGTGTAGTCCTTCTCCGACTGGTAAGGCTCTTCATACGTTTCGCAGTCGAGTCCACCCACCCAAAAGAGCGCATCGTCAAGGTAGACGTGCGCCATGACATTGCCTGGACTGATTTGGAAGAGGTCAGTAAACGTGCGGTCAGCAGGACTTACGATGTTGATCGTGAGCGTTGCGCCACAAGTGGTTTCGTACTTTTCGCGCTCCTCCCATTCTATTTCAAGTGGCGTGTCGGCATCAAACGTGAGGTCGCCAACGGAAGAGAAAGGCACATTGGCCGCTTGCCATATTTCGACCCTCCACGTTTGGCCCTTGCAGTTAACAAAACTGCCAGCGTATCTTTTGTATAACATAACGTGTTTATTATTTAGAGGTTATGTATTTGCTTGCCAAGGCATCGAGCCTTGACAAGCAAATGCCGACGCGGGGACGCGTCGCCCCCAAGTTAGATAGAGTTTGCTAACATTTAGCGTACAAAGGCGACCATTCGCACATTTGCACATTTGCATATTTGCACATTCCCCCTATGCTCTTGAAGTAATTTTGTTTCGTTTATCGCTAATGAGTTGCAAGTCGCGTCCGCTGATGCGTCCACTCACATTCACGTCGACGCGCTGCGCACCAAAGCTGTTGCGTAAGGCCGCGAGGTTGAGGCTCGGCACCATGCTCGAAGGCGTTGTGTACTGCGGAGCTGAGGCCAAAGGCGCTTGCACCATGCGCCATAGCTGCAACTGTTGGCGGCGGTTGATGATCATCTCGCCCGAATTGACATTTGCTGTCAATCGGTCGCCCGAATAGCTGCCCCCAGGTATGATGCCACCATGCGCGTAGCTGCCGCTCGTGGCCGACTTGATAGAGGCTATCATCGTCAGCAACGTAGCCAATCCCGTAGCGGCAAAGGCTATCCACCCGAAGGGCGTAAGTTTACTTGCATCTTTCGAAGCCTCAGCGTAGCCCAACACCATCGTAGCAATGGCTTGTGCTATCGTACCCGCAATGTTGAGTACAGGTTCTTGCACCTGTGAACCTAATTGCGCGATGCTGCTGCCCAACTGCTGAATGCTCTGTGCGCCCTCGCGCATCTTGCCCGTACCCTTTTCGACGCTCGTCGTGTCAAAATCAACGGTGATAGGCTTCAATTTCAGCGACGACAACACCTTGTTAATGTCGTCCACCTGTTGTTGTGCCTCCTCCTTACTGATGAGGCCAATGTCGTAGTCGTTCTTGATGCGTGAGGCCTTTGTCTGCGCGTTGGCATACGACTTGCGCTTATCGCTTACTGAGCCAGTCTGCGTGTACTGCGGTTCTACCTCCGCTTCAATCGTTAGTCGGCCGTTCGTAGCCTCATTGATTTGTGCCTGTAGCGCGTCCACCTTCGTCATGGCTTCGACTTTAGCCTCTACGGTCACGGCATTGTCGAAGTCCGTTTGAGCCGCGTGGAGTTGGTCCTGCAAGGCTTCAAGTGCCGTCTTCACCTCTGGCGCGTCAGGCTTTTCAATGCCCACCTTCACGGCCAACTCCTTGCGCTCTCCCTCCAACCGTGTAGCCTCAGCCATAGCCGCCTTTGCTGCATCGAGGTCGTTCGTGCTTTGCGCCAATTCCTTTTGCTTGCTAATCTCCTTGTCATACCATTCAAGGCTCTTCTCGTCGTAGGTGGGAGCGTTGTCGGTTTTGGTGGTGGTATGAGTAGGGGTATGAGTAGGTTTGTTAGTGGTCGTGGTGGTTTGTGCAGGTGGTGTGTAGGCGGGCCTTTCGATAGTTTCGGCATTACCCGTTAGCGCATTATGAAGCGCAGAAGTATAGCCACGTTTGCCCGCCATAGCAAATATGGCCTCCTTTTGCTTCGTAGCGTCGTTGGCGCGTCCAAGGTTGTAGTCACGGTCCTTTATCACGTTGTTCTGAAATCCCTTGGTGCGTGCGTTGGCGTTATCTATTTGTCTGTTCTCAGCTATCTGTTGAGCCGTGAGCGGCGTTCCGTCCACTTGATACGTTTCGGGGCGTGTGAGGTCGATAGCTCCTCCATGTCGTTGTTTGTTGCGCTCGTTGATATTGCCCTGATAAGCATCGATGCGTTTTTGGTCCTCGTCGGCCTTTAGTTGGAAGGTGATGATTTGCTTGTTTAAGTCCTTCACCATGTCGGCCGCGGCCTCCGCCCAAGCCAACTCGTCAAGTTTCTTAATATACTTATCAATGGCCTCAGCGTTCTTCTCGTATATCGACCCGTCCTTACTGATTTGTGCGTGATAAGAGGGAATGATACTTTGCAGTCGCTTAATCGCACTCATGCGCTCCGCGTATTCCGCGTTGCTGTTGTGAATAATCTGCGTAAGTGCCGCGATGCGCGCTTTCTCGTCAGCATACTTGTCGGCCGCCGTCTTCTGAATGCTATTCAGTGCCTCGCGGTTTCGCTCCGCCTGAGTGGCGGCACGTTGGTTGTTCTTTAGTGCATCAGTATTGTCTTCTATGGCTTCGGTCGACTTGTCAAAATAGCCTATCACCTTCTCCACCACAAATCCCAAAGCCGCAATGGCAATGCCCACACCTGTCGAAGCTAACAACCCACGAATTGCCACCTTTGCCACGTTGGCACTCACGCCCAAGGCAACCAAAGCACCGCTGAGCACACGTGTAGTTGTGGCACTTACTAAACAAGTCGCGCGCCATGTGGCTTGTGCTAAGGTCATTGCTTTCGTGCGCACAATTACTAAAAGTTCTTTTACGTGTAGTGCTTGCATTACCCATGTAAAAGCCTTTACTACACCTGTTGTTGCAATGGCTATAGACTTGAAAGCGTTAAGTGCTAAGCCAAATTGGGCAATAAAGTTAATGGCTGGAGAGACCCATTTTGCACCAGTTGCAATTGCATCATAAAAATCAGAGAACCGATGTTTTAACAGCAAGAGTTTTGCCCCACCTGTATTTGCCATAGTGCCGAAAGCACCTTCTATCGTGCCAGCACTGCCCTTCATAGCCTCAGCGTTTTCGGCAAATTTGTCCTTTTGCTGAGTTGTAAGCTGCCCAATGGCGCGTAGGCTTTCGGCTGAACCGAATAGCTTTGCATACACCTCTTTCGACAACATACCCGAGCTTTGTGCATACCCCTTCACGCTCGCATCGAGTTGTGTGAGGAATTGGCGAAAACCGCCCGCGCTCTTAATGGCAGCAGCGTTAAACTCAATGCCCATTTGTTGTGCCATTTTCGTAGCTTCAGAAGAAGGTTTAACCAAGGCCGTAAACACGGCAGCCAACTGCGTACTGACCTCGGCCGTTCCGCCTGTAACGCCTGTAAGCGAGGCAAAGGTGGCCATAAGTTCGTCAATGCTCACGCCCAACGTGGCCGCATTACCCGACACGCGAGGTAAGGCTTGCGCCATTTCTTCAAACGAGGTTACACCATTCTTGGCCGTCAACTGTATTTTGTCTTGTATGGCGGTAGCGTCTTTCCACGACAGGCCGTAGCTCTTTATCAACGTAGAAGTGACCTTGACGGTTTCGCCCAAATCGGCCACACCGCCCACACTCGCTTTGGCTGATGCTCGTAGGTAGTCTATCCAGTTGTCTTCGGGTACGCCATTGCTGATAACTTGATAAAGGCCGTTTGCCAACTCGTCACGCGTGAGTGGAATTTCTTTCGATAAGTCGGTTACGCTATCTTTCAGCGCAGCAAAGTCCTTACTGCCTTTCCCCGCCATAGTGTTGGCTTTTGCCATAGATTTTGCAAATGAGGAACTTTCAGCTGTGAGACCTTGTATAGTTTCTTTTAGCGCATTTATAGCACCAAATGATTGATATATTCCTGTGAGAGAATTATTAAGCTTCTCTCTAAAAGACACACTCAGCTTTTCGGCTTCTACTTTAGTTCCGCTTAAAGCTTCCTTTAGGTTTTTTGCCGTTGTTACAGCGTTCACTAACTGCTCCTTCCCGTCAATGGCGAGCCTTAGGTTGAATTTTATTTCTTTTGAAGCCATATATTTATTGAGTTTTACTTGGTTGTTTTTTTATAAAGTCACACCTTTGCAAAGGACTAAAACCTATTGCGATATGAAAAGCGAACAAAACCCGAAAGAGCGCGTTCCTCTAAAGGAAATACAAGCAAAGAGAACACGCGCACGCATAGTTGGCCGCCTTTGTGGCTATGCCTCGTTGGTGTTCTTTATAGAATTTGTGTACTTCTTTTTCAAGCTGCAGCTATCAGGACGCTTGCATGGAGCGGCAGGATACATACTGACATCGATGCTTGTTATAGCTATAGCTTTCCATTTTGGCAAGATGCGTTCCGTTTATGTTTATCACAATACTTATAAGGTGATGCAACATAAAGCAGCATCAAGCAAACGTAAAAAGCATTTTATAACATGGTGGCGTAACGCTTGGGACCTATCAGTACCTGCCATGATATTGTCGTATAGTTCAATATGGTGGACAGAAGGTGTTTATCATTGGCTTTTCTATTTGTTTTATGTTTCGATTATTGTAGCAGCTATAAGTTATATAGTTCTATCAATCTTTACCGACGACTTTGACCCTGATACCTGCTATTATCCTTGGTATAATCCTTGGTATAATCCTTGGCATTATCCATTCAATAATTCATCAGCCGATTAATTCTGTATTTCCTTCATCAACGTTACAAGCCGCTCACGCGCCTCGTCTTTACCGACTGGTGGCACGTGGGCGGCTTGCGTTGTTTGAGCCTGGTCGTTGTCCCAAGGCAATGGCAATAGCGTGTCGGGGGTGAGGCGGTTCTTCACGTGCGGCTGAATGGTAATGGTGGCGAGCATACGCATACGTTCCCACCCGTCGTGCATGACCATTTCGTGGCTTGTAGCGTAGCTATCGGCCACGGCCGTCCACTCCTCAGGCGTAAGCCCTTGCCAGTCTCTCAGGCTCATGCCCACGGCCCCCAGTGCAAAGCCTAATTGCTCCGTGATGGAGAAAGGCTTTTTTTTTCGTCCTCTGCGTCGTTAGCCTCAGCCGCTTCGGCCTGCATCGCGGTCGTCCATTGGTTTAGCTCGTCGGGACTGATGCGGTCGGCAAACTCCTCGAGCGTGAGGTTAAACTCTATGCCGTCAGCCGCTGACGCTGATGCCGTGCAGCAGTAGAGGAACGTAAGCAAGTCGGTGAGGTCGTTCGTCATCTCAGTAGCCTCACGTCCTGTTTCGCGCTTAAAGCGCAAGAATGCCCCCATTGTCTGGCGACAAGGGAAACCCATAATCTTCATTTCGCGTCGTGCGGTGGCTATTGTGCTGCCTTTCTTTTGTGGTGTCATAGTGGTGAGTGTATTTCTATTATTATTCCTTTATTTGTCGGTTGGCTATGATCAAGATGAGAGCCACGGCCAGAAGCGCCAGTGCGGCCCACACGTTCCACGTGCGGCCGCGCGTGTGTAGGTCGGTGCTAAGCGTCTTGACGGTTGATTGTAGTTGCGTGTTGGCCGTCTGGAGTCGTTCGGCCTCAGCCTGATAGTACATGCAGAGCCGCTGCAGGCTATCGCAGCCGCCCTCGATGATGATAGAAGCGGGCCGTCCCTTCTCATCGCGCTTTAGGCTCGCCTTCAAGTGGGCGCGTCCACTCGCGGCCGTAAAGCTCGCCCCCTCTGGTAAGGAGAGGAGGGTGGAGTCGAGCCTCAGCTCAAGGCGTGTAGTGTCAGCCCTTATCGGTTGCGTCCAAAGAGCGGTTGTCGTCCGCTCGTGCTGAGTCACGCTGTCTGTAGTCAGTACGTCTTGACTTCGCGCGACTTGGCGCGTTGCCTTCGTCGTCGAGCGACAACTCGTCACTGACAGGACAGTTGCTGCTATGAGGGCAACGCTGAATAGCTTGAATGGCACGTGTAAGGCGGTTGAGCGCATAACGTATGCGCTTATTCTCTTCGCCCAGTGCGTCCATTTTCTTTGTACTTCCATCTACTTTCTTTTGCGTTTCTAATAGTTCGCGGCTCACGTCTTCGTACATGAGCTTATACGTATCGTGTACGCTCTTGGCCGTATCGGCCTTGCGCGCACTGCGGTTGGCAAACCATGCTATGGCGGCACCAATGCCCCCCGAAGGTATTGCCCATTGGATTATTTGTAAGATAGTGTCCGCCATTCTTCCTTTCTTATAAGTTTACTCCAATCTCGTTGAGCCACTTCTTTACGTCGAACGAAGGGCAAGCCTTACTGGGGTTCAATTGATTGTGGCCAACGATGCTAACCGTAGGGAAGCGGCGGTGGAAGTCCTTGACGTAGGCCTCGAGGGCGGTGCGTTGTGCAGCGGTGCGTGTGTCCTTTGGCCTCATCTGCTTATCGCAGCCGCCCGCGTAGACGATGTGGCGTGAGGTGGAGTTGTAACCGCTTGCACCGTTGGTCACCTCCCAAGGGTCTACTATCATGTCCTCATTATTCTTGACGAGCCGTTCTACGCGGCCGTCGAGGTGGACGAGGTCGGTATATCCTACCTGCTTCCACCCATGTCCGCCTTTGCTTACGGGGTCGCAGTGCCAGTGGCGAATGTCGGCCGCTGTCACCTCGCGGCCCTCAGGAGTGGCGGTACAGTGGATTACGAGACGTTTTAGTTGCATAGTGTTAATGTGGTAATGTGAGAATGCGGGGTTAATGTGCAAATGCGGGGTTAATGTGCAAATGTGCAAATGTGCAAATGATTGAATAATGTCTAAAATACTTAGCGTACAAAGGCGACCATTCGCACATTTGCACATTTGCACATTCGCACATTAAGCACAGGCTACTGGCCTGTAGTCTGCGCTGCAGCGGCTGCTCCCATTCCAGGGAACTTAGTAGGCATGCCCGCGTTCTCGAGGTTGATGCTGTACGTTGCGTCATCTTGCGCGGGAGCGTCCTCTTCGAGAGAGGTGATCACGAACTTGCCTTCGAGGTAAGACTGTTGAGTGGTTGACTTACCGTCGCCACGTGGGAAGCACTTCACCTCCACGGCCTGACCTACGCCCCAAAGGGCCGACATTTCGGTGAATCCGTTCTCCGTCTCGTCGTAGAATCGGAGACCGTCAGCGCTGATAGTGATAGAAAGGCCTGTAACGCTCTTGTCCTTCCAAAGTCCTGCATCAGAGCCTTGCGATGCTACAGGCTTCACGGCACGTTCCTTCGTTTCGGAGTTGTACGTTACTTTGTGGCTTGAACAGTGGCCCACGGCCTTGCCGCCTACTGAGAGCAAAAGGTCACTACCATTGATATAACCAGTGTTTGCCATAATGTGTTATGAGTTTAATGAGTTAATGAGTTTAAATAGTTTAATGAGTTTAGTGAGTTAAACTCACTTACTTATTCGCCGCCTTATCGACGTTGCGCTCGAAGTCAGTCCAAAGGCGCTGCTCGATGCCAGCCGCTTCGGTCTGCTCGGTCATGGCGAGAAACTTATACGGAGACATACGCCCCGTGCTATGGCCTGAGCGGCTATAGTCGCGCCACTTCTTCTGAGCGAAGCGGCCTTGGCGATATTGCGCGTTGCCCTTGCGACGGCCCACGTTGCGCTGTTTCGTACCTTCCTCGGCAAATAGGAGTACAGGCTTCTGCTTGCCCTGGCGGTTGGTATGTATGCCCTTCTTCGCTCCGTGGGGCTTAACGCTCACCATAAAGCCCGTGCCGTAGCGCTTGGGGTAGATGCGAGCGTAGACGCCCTTGTCCACCCCCGTCTTGGCCGAGAGGCCAGAAGTGCGTACCCTCGTCTGTGCGGCCTTTTTCAAGCGATTGGCCTCGCGCCTCATCGAAGCGGCAATGGCCTTGCGCTGCTCCTTAGGCGAGAGGCTGGCGTAAAGCTTTGCCAATTCGCGTTGGAAGGTCTGCAGCGCTTTCTCGTTGTCGTTATCCATTAGCAACGGAGTTTAAAGGAGAGTGACTGCAAGTAAGCATCGTCCGTCCACGACTCAGCGGCATCGACTAAGTAAGACGAACGGACGGTCAACCCTGCCGAGGTGGTAATGCTCACGTTGTCAAGCGCTTCGCGTACAGCCTCAGCCAAAGCCACGGAGCCATTGTAAGTAGCGGCATAACAGTCCACTACGATCGTGGCCGTGTCGGCACTCTGGGAGTGTTTGGCAACGGCCGTTTCGAGGGCCTCGCGATGATAGCAGACGTAAGGGAGTATGGCCTCATCTGTCACGACGGGAAATACTTTCGTTACTTTATCAGCTAACCTTTCGCTCAGCACCTCGTAGACGGCAGTGCCTGCGCTTAATACTGTTTTCATTACTTTAGGGGTTAGGGATTAGGGATTAGTGATTAGGTGTTAGGGATTAGTGATTAGTGGTTAGGGGTTAGGGATTAGTGATTAGGTGTTAGGGATTAGTGATTAGTGGTTAGGGGTTGGGGTTAGGTTGGGGTTAGGGGGCTAAAAAGTTTGTTTTTGTGGGGAGCGAGGCATAAGGAGACCTTTTAACCCCCTAATCACTAATCCCTAACACCTAATCACTAATCCCTAACACCTAATCACTAATCCCTAACCCCTAACCACTAATCACTAATCCCTAACACCTAATCACTAATCCCTAACACCTAATCTCATCACACGTTGACGCGCTGACAGAGGAGCGAAAGCATTCCCTTACTGCGGTTAGGCTCAATGGCCATAACGGTGTAGAGGTGTTCGCCCATGAGCTGCACGCGCCACCCCTCACCAATGGGGTGTACATCGCGTATGCGGAAGGTGACGGAGTAAGCGGCAAAGTGTTCGCCCACCTCTTCACTCCGATTGCCCGCCCACTTGACGCGCTCGGCCCAGATCGTTCGGGTCGGGGTGTAAGTGGTTTGCTCTTCGCCGTATTCGTTCGTAGTCTGAACGGGGCGAAAGAGTTGTAAGTGATATCTCATTCCTCCCGCACGCATAGTCTTCTGTATTGTTTGATGATAGATGAAGCGCCCCACGGAATTTCACTGTACTGCTGCGGAGCATCGTTTTCGCGGTGGTCGTAAGCCGAGCCTCCTACCAACAGAATAGCTTGCACCAAGGGGGCGGGCAGTGACCCACCGCCCATTAGCTTTAGCTCATCGAGTGTGCGGTTTGTAGCGCGCACCACTGAAGCCTCAGCGGCATCAAGGCATTGCTGAAGGTAGTCGTCGTCGTCGCTAAAATCATCTGCGCGAACGTGTTTTTTAAATAGGGATAGGGCTACTTCTGACATAATATGAATGTGTGCTTAGTCTCTAAAGATTACTATTTCCATGACTTATCATTACAAACGTGGCTCTCTGTGCGCTCCGTTACCCATCACCGAGAAGTTGAAAACCCCTCACCGAGAAGTCAGAAACCCATCACCGAGAGGTAGAGAGCGCATCGCAGCGCGCGTCGCTACGACATTGCGTACTGTGCCTGCTCTTGCAGTTGCTTATTGAGCGTGCTTGAGGGGAGGAACGCAACGTGGAGCGAGCGAATGTGCTTCGCGCTGACGTCGTCTTTGCTTACCTCGCCCCCACTTGAGCGCAATGTAGTGCGGAATGAGCCAAGTGAGCCAAGCTTTACCATACCGCCACTTTGTAGCTTTTCGGCAATGGCCTCCTCAAAGGCGCAAAGGGCCGTGAGTACGTCGGCATGGGTAAAGGTGGTGGACTCGCTTATGCGCTCGCAAAGTTTGTCACGCGTGATAGTACCGCTATAGCTGATAGCGGGGTAGTAGCGCCACTTCTGGTCGCGTGAGTTCTTGATACTACGTGTTACTAATTTAATCATGATTGTAGAGCTTTATTGGTTTTTCTTCTTGTTGGCTTTATATACATTCTTAAACTCGACGTTCTTGAGTAATAGCTTATTATTAATCCACGTCGAAGGCACGTAGCGTACGCGAGCTTTCTTGACGAGTTGAGAACTTACATCGTCTTTGATTTCGACGCCTACTGACTTCGCAGTAAGGCGAAACGCCCCCAATGAGCCAAGGCGAACGGTATAACCCGATAGCAGCGCGTGAAGTACTTGTCGTTCAAGTTCTTTGAGTACGCCCATAGCGTCGGCACGCGTGAGGGTACACTTCGCGCTGATTTCAGCGGCCAACTGTTCGAAGTTGGTAACGGCCGCAGGTAATGGCGCGGGATAGAACATGTTCTCGCCAGTCTTAAAGTTTTTGCGAGCGAGGGGTTTGTATAGATAGGTCATAGGAAATGTGCAAATGTGTAAATGTGCAAATGTGCAAATGATTGAATGATGTTTTATAATCAATGTGCTTAATGTGCAAATGCTGAGTTAATGTGCGAATGTGCGAATGGTCGCCTTTGTACACTGAGTAATTAAAACATTATTCAATCATTCGCACATTTGCACATTTGCACATTTGCACATTGGCCGAGCGTTTACGCAGAGGCCACCTTGCCCAGTGCAAAGGCTTCGGGACTGAGCGTGGTCGTGCCGTAGTTGACGTTGAGTACGAAGTCAACGGCGTCCTTGCGAGCCTGGCTATAGGGGTCGATGATGAACGAGATGTCGCCAAACATGCCCATAGGCTGGTAGCGCCAGTCGCCAAGACCAACAAAGCCTTCACCAATGTAGTGAGTACAGAAGACGGGGAGGCCTGCAATGTGGTCGTTCTCACATACCATGATGCCAGAGCCCGCGTCCTTCGGAGTGGCTTCGGCAATGGCCTTCTGCGCTTGCGTCATAACCCAGCACAAGTTGCTACCGTCAACGCCAGAGGCCAACACGGCTGCCTTCATCTTGTTGAAGTCGGCAAAGGTAGGAGTAGCGCTCAGCGCGGTCGGTTTAGCAGCCTTCGCCACGAATGGGCCTACCAACGTAGTAGCCGCGGTAGCCTTCGTGGTAGAGAACAAGATCTTGTTCAACAACATGGCTACTGACTGAGGCATTACTTTCTTCACAATCGTTTCGATGATGCCCTCCGTCTGGATAATCGTCTGACGCGTTACAGGAATGGCCACGCCAATACGCTGAGGTGAGGCGGTGAGCTTTGAGAGTTTAATCTTCGTGTCGGTGAGCGCAACGCCCTCGCCTTGGATTTGTGCCTCAACGGCCTCGTAGGTGGGCCATACGTAGTCACCCGCCAAACCTGTAGGCATGGGGAGACCTACCTTGTCGAGGATTAAGCCCTCTACCAATGGGTCGAGGATGTCTTGTATCTTGAGCGGAATGATGCCGCCCGAAGTGGCGTCGCTCACGAGCATGAGGTCGCGCATGAAGACGATTTGTGTCTGTCGGCCAGCCTCCATGTTCTCACGCACCAATTTGTTGGCGTCAGCAATAAGGTTGGGGTTCTGCTGCGCTTGAGCGGCTTCAGCTTGCATACGCATACGGAGCAGTTCATTGTCGCGCACTAAGGCTTCGTACTCTGCGCTCTCAGCCTCAGTGCGTTCGCGCTTTTCCTGCTCGCAGAGGTCGGCAATGGCCGAGATGCGAGCGCAGTTCTTTTGGTATTTGTCAACGATTTGACGTACCGTAAGTTTGTTCATAATCGTAATGAATTAATTGTTTATTAAATGGTTAATGCTTTAGAGTGATTGCTTTGCCGCGCTGCGCATGGCCTTTACTTGTTCCTCGACGCGGAGGGCGGCAGCGTTGTCTGGTTGAGGGGTTGGAGTCAATCCGCGCAGGTCGCGTGCGTTTACTTCCGTGTCGGGGTAGGCGGGCATGGGCGTGAGCGTAAAGTCGTAGATGCCACGAATAGCATGAATGGTGTAAAGCATTTCAGCCTTTCCCGTCTCCTTGTTTTTGGTCGTCTCGCTCGTCACGTCGGGTTGGCGGTACGAACAAGAGAACATGAAGGAGCAGCCGTCGATGTCGCCCCGTCGTACGAGTTCGAGCGCGCGGTCGCCGTCATCGGTGTTGGGCGCATCGAAGGAGAAGTGGACGCCCCGTTCGTCTACGTCGTACTGTAGCGTACCCTCTCCGCGCTTGCTGCGTGCAAGCAGTGTGGCAAAGTTGTGGTTCATGGTCATCTTGATGTCGCAGCCGTCGAGTAGGTCCTTCGTTATGGCTTCGGGGGCAATCTGTTCGCGCACGACTTCGTCCTCGTCCTCCCATAGTGGGGCAGAGGGTGTGTTGAACAGAATGGCATAGCCCTCTATCGTGCGGCTCTCGCCCTCGCCCTCGCTGCCTTGACGGCTGCGCACGTGGACGGTGCCTGAGGAGTGGAATTGTAATTGCTTATTCATAAGGTGTAAATGTGCTAATGTGGGAATGTGCTAATGTGTTAATGAGTGGCGCAGCCATTAGCATATTAACACATTAGCATATTAATAATGTGGGAATGTGCTAATGAGTTAATGAGTGGCGCAGCCATTAGCATATTAACACATTAGCATATTAATAATGTGTGTTAGTTGTCGGTGGTTGAGTTAGCCTCCATTTCTTTCAGTCCCTTCAAGTTGGCGCTGACCAATGGGAGGTCGCCCCCTTCGACAGGTGGCATGTTCTCAGCGCGTCGCCAATCGTTGACGGTGTAGATACCTGCTGCTATCGTCTGCGTCTGGTATTGCACGCGGCTTGCGAGGTCGCACGCATAGAGGCTGCGACGGTCGAACTCAAAGCGACGCTCACAACAGAGTGAAGGCTCGATGAGTTTGCGGTGGAGTTCGCTCTCTATCTTACGGAGTAGGGGGTTGAGTGTGTTGGAGAGGAACGCCACGTTGGCCATTTCGGCACTCTTGTAGTTGTTGCTCGTGTCGTCAAAGACGAATGAGGGGTGAACCCCGAAGAAGCGGCAAAGCTCACGCACCGTAAACTTGCGGCTTTCGAGAAATTGCATGTCGGTGCTGGAGAGCGAGAGTTGGTTGAACTTTACTTGCCCTGGTAGGCTGACTATCTTGCGGCCTTCTGAGAATGCTCGGTCGAGGTCGGTGGCCGTCTTGGCCAATTCGTCGTCTTGATAGTCGCCAAATCCGCGCACGCTGTTGTCGTTGCCTACGATGCCGCGTACGTTGCCCCCATTGGCAAATCGGTTGAGCGTCTCATTATCACCTGTAGCGGCTATCTGCGTAGTAATGCGCGCAAAGGCCAGGGTGCTAATGCCTTGTTGTCCGTCGATGGTGAGGTTTTTGAGGTGTATCACTTCTTCCTCCGCGAAGGTGCCGCTAAGGCGGTTGGTCATGTCCATTACCGTGTAGGTGCGATTAATGGTGTCGTGACTCACGGTGCCAGGCTGGCAAAGCACAAGGCGATCTACCTCAAGCGTGGGCGAGTACTGCGGCACGATATAGGCATTACCCGTCAGCAACATCTGCTGCACGGCTTGCGCCCAGAAGTCGAACGCGGAGTAAAGCTCGTTGGGCTGCACGCTCAATAGGTAGTGGAGACGCGACTGGCGGTCGTCGACGAAGATGCCGCCCTTTAGCTTCATATAGCGGAGGGGCAAGTTGGCCACACTCTCTGAAAGTAAACGCACGCAGCGATAGACGGTGCTAACGGCCAAGGGGTCAGCCGCTGCGGAGGTGAAAAGCGGCAAAGCCCCCGAGCGGACAGTCCTACCCTCTGGCGATGAGTTAGCACCCTCGCTGCTGCGTTTTATCTTGAATAGTCTGCGTAATACGTTCATACCCTACGCGCAAAAGGTGTGTAGGTGGTACCACCTTGGGGCGTTTTTCTTTGAAAAAAGTGAGGATTGGGGGGAATAATGTGACATTGTTGCTATATTTGTAGTGTTTAAAACAATGTTCACCGAAAGATTTCTCAAGGTATCAGTTGGTTTAGACAAAGCGGTAAAACATTAATACTCAAGTTCCATATTTAGCAAGCATTCAAAGAACGTTTTTAGACACAATTATTTTGCCACGCGCGCTTGCCGCGTGGCTTTTTATTGCTACCTTTGTAAGGTAACTAATAATTACAAAACTCATAATTATCAATGATACCCCCGTTGCGAAACGCGGTGTATCTTTTTATCCCACTTTTTTCATTTTTCTATTTTCGTATTAAAGTAAAAGCGCCCCACCATTGTTACATGGTGGGGCGCTCGATTGTTTTGCGCCCTCAGTATTACCGCTCATAATCTATAAACAGTCTCAAGCACATGAGCATCGTTATGAGTCCGTCAATCTTTTGATAGCGAGCGCGCTTAATGGGCTTAGAGTTGCCGAGGTTGTCGGTGTCGAGTATGGCATTGCCAAAGCAGTAGGCGTTAATCGGGTTAGGATTGATGAAGATATGCCCCGTCTTGCAGCCATGCTCAAAGGATTGGACGGGGGCAGTAAAGTTGCCATACGTCTGCTTCACTCCGCGCAACACGTCACGCGCGCCTGATGCGGCCAACATATTGATAAGTGCTTGGCTCTTCCAAGGGTCGTAACCAATAGAGAGTATGCGCACGGAGCGGTTGACGCGCAACACGTAGTCGACGATCGTGCGGTAATTGATGACAGGGCCTTGCGTCAGCGTGAGGTGGCCCTCGGCCGCCCACTTGCGGTAAAGGCGCTCGTTGGGGTGGCCCGCCAGGGCTTCATCGGGGAAGAAGTAGGCCGTATGGAAGGTGAACGACTTTTCTTCGGGCGAGTAGAAGCCTGTCGTCACGGCCGAGAAGTCGTCACTCTCGCTCAAGTCGATAGCCACCATTGCATCGGGGCGGCCCTTGATAGCGTCGAGCGTGAAGGGACGCATGATGTCGGTGGCGAGGGTGGCCGTTATCCATGAGCGCTGCTGCTGTTCGGCATAGACGTTGAGCAACTTCGTGCGAAAGGCCAACATCGCCTCCGCACCGTCGCGACGTGCTGCACGATATTCGGCTTCGTAAAATTCGAGGCTAACGGTCACGCCCATGTGGGGGTGGACCTTGCGCCACGTCGAGGGTTGGTCTTCGGGGTCGTCGACGTCGGGTTCAAAGAGGTGGGCAAATACGCTATCATCGTCCACCTCGCCCAGTAGCAGACGTTTGTAGCCTTGCAACTTGGCGTAGAATGGGCCTTCAAACACGTCACTCGCGGTGGTGATGATCACCGTAAGGGGGTTCTGCCTAACGCCCATAGAGGTAGTAAGCACGGTGAGTAGCTCATTGGTGCGCGCTTGGGAGTATTCGTCTATCAAGACGGTGGAGGCGTTCAAACCGTCCTTTGTGCGGCTGTTGCCTGTCAGACACTGTGCAAAGGCCGTGCGGTCTTGGCGGCGGCTCTTGATCACGTCTTCATTCACCGTATAGCGTAAGCCGCGCGGGTCGAGCCTTCGCACGCAGCCGCGCAAGACGTTAAAGCCTTTCTTCGCTTGGTCGTAAGAGTTGGCGCCAAAGTAGCACTCGGCATTGGCATCGCCAAAGAAGAGATCGTAGAGGGGGAAGGCTGCACCTGAGGTAGTCTTCGAAAACTTTCGGGGTACAAACAGACAGACCTCACGCACGATGCGACGCCCCCGTTGCCAAAAGCCATATACGGCCGCAAACTGGAAGCACTGCACGGGCGTCAACTTGTAGTGCTGCATGCCTTCCTTGCCAGGGAAGTAGAGCGACTCGTAGAAGAGGTAGAAGCGACGCACCTTGCGAGCGTCAAGCCCATAACGCTTCACCATACGCAGGAAACGCTCAACGGCCAACTGCTCCCAAAGGTTATGCTCGGTGGGGCTGTCGCGCACCATTGATACGTACACGTAGAGCCGAGGGTCGACCGCCTCAAGGTGGTACGACTCCAACGATTTAGCAGCGAGCGAACGCGATACGCGCTGCTTCTCCTCTCGGTAGCGGTGGGCTTCTTCTTCGGTCATTCTGATAATGTGCTAATGTGATAATGTGCTAATATGCTAATGTGCTAATGCGATAATGTGGTAATGTGCTAATATGCTAAGGATTGTGCCACTCATTAGCACATTAACACATTAGCATATTAACACATTAGCATATTCACTCATTCTCTACTGTTCGTTAATGAGCTTTTGGGTTAGGTCTATCAATGGGTCGGAACTCTGGTCGGTGGTCAACTCCTCAGTGGTGAGTTGCAACTGCTTCATCTGTCGCGTGACGGAGGCTTGTGCGTCGCGCTGAATTTTAAACACGGGGTGCGGCATCATCTTGCGGCCGTAGCGTGTTTCCTCCCATACGACGGTGGTATCGAGGCGGTCAATCTCATCAGTGGCAAGTTCGAGCGTGCGCATAGCTCCTGCCAACGATTGTATCTGCATTTCGAGGCTGGTGTTATAAGTACCCGACTTCTTGAGTGCCTTGGTGATGCGGGCATACCATTGTTTGGTGGTGCGTGCCATAGTGTGAAATGTTGTTTAAGGGTGTTGAATTGCCCAAAGTTCCATAAATCGAAAAAAATGCTCGCGCAAAAAAAAGGGTTTGGGCGGGGTTTAACGCACCCCCACCCCCCTTAAAAAAAACCGCCCCCCGTGTGAGCGTGAGCGCTGATGAGCGATGAGGGTAGGGAGAAGGCCGCGTTTCTTACTCCGTTTTTATTCGTTTTTTGTTCGTTTTCGGTCGTTTTTGGTACGTTTCCGGTCGTTTTTGTGTGCCTTACTCGTCACCAAAGAAGCGTTTGTTAACGCTTTCGGCCTGCCGCGCCTTGCGTTCGGCATTTGCCTTACGGCCAGAGCGGCCCAACTCTGTGTGCGTCAGCACGTGGCAGTCGTGGCAGAGGGCGCGGAGGTTGTGTGCATCAAACATGAGCCGCTCTTTCTCCCTCGCGGTCGTACCCTCTTCGACTGGGCGCACGTGATGCACCTCAGTAGCAGCCGTTGTGCGGCCCTCAGCCTCACAACGTTGGCACAGAGGGTGAGCCGTGAGCACCATGCGCCTTAGTTCCAACCAGTGGCGCGTGTGTATCATTCGCTTATAGTCTTTGTCTTTAGCCATAGTCTTCCGAAATATTATTCAATCCTCCTTCGGTGGTGGCGCACGGTAGGCATGGTGTTAGAAGGAGTGCGCATAGAGGTGGCCATGCGTTCAAAGGTGGCCGCGATGTAGTCCTCATCATCGTCAGTGGTGGAAGTAGCCTCAGCCTCAGCCACCATACGCGCATATACACGCAAAAGTACGACGCACATCTCGCACGTCGTACTAAAGCGATAAGTCTTGCGTATGCGCTCCAGCTCTCGATATAGCTCGGGCGGCACGCTGAGGTTGATTCGTCGTCGCGTCACTGTTATTTTTTTAATATGCTAATGTGCAAATGTGCAAATGCGTGGGCAATGTGCAAATGTGCGAATGATTGAATGATGTTTAATTACTCAGCGTACAAAGGCGACCATTTGCACATTTGCACATTCGCACATTAGCACATTAACTCTGGACCAGTACTAAGATACAAATAAATTGTGTCATTATCAAGTGTCGTTACAACTTCAATTGTCGTTTAATCTCCTCCTCGTTATGATGCGTGATAGCTTCATAGCGTCGGCCGTCGTCATAACCCTCGGCACGGCCCTTCTCGTAACCGTCGCGATAGCCTTCCTTGTGGCCGCGCTCACGGCCTATCGTGTAGCCTTCTTTCCAACGCGATTGACGAAGGCGCGCCACTTCGTCGGCCATTGCCTCTTCGGCTCGGTAGCGGCCGAGCTTATACGTGAGCCATAGCACGACATATACGGACGTGGCGTAAAAAAGAAATGTCAGTACGTCTTTTAACATGGGTATCATCGTTTATTGTTCTTTATTCAATTCGTCTAAAAGATTTTGAGCGCAAGCCTTCGCCCACCAAAGTTCCTTCTCGGAAGCCTTACTTGCTGAGAACTTCCTAATGGTCAGCCAGCCTAACCAAATTTGGCCTTGTACTGCATAATCCTTTGTGAGTGTGGTCTCGTACTCTTTAATTCTGAATGCAATCATTTCGAGTACTTTTTTTTCTTTTGTAGCCATAGTGAGTTACTTCTCATTGTAAGTATTTTAATTGTTGTATGTCCTCCTGGCTTAGTGCGTTGGGCGAGAGTCTTAGTATCTTGTCTAAGTGAGCGCGCACGCAGCGAGGATAGCGCAGCCGCCCGTCAGGACGACGGCTGAGCCAAATGATGCGCGCGCCCGCCTCTGCTTCCTCGGGGCGCGCAAAGAATGGATTAAATGTAGTTTTCTCCATAGTTCTTCAACCATTCATCTTCATAGCGCAGCCATTTATCTTTAAAGTCAGCCATTACTCGGTCGTTGTAAGCCTTGTGCCTCTCCTGAAATAGGGCGAAAGTGCTTTTACACCCTAAAAAGGGGGTTAACTCAATGCGAATAACATCACACCTACCGCTAAAGCTAACCTCGACGATGCTTGCACGCGTGTTGAATTGCATCGTCTGTGTCTCACGTAGGTAGTTTAAGATGTCGGCCTTCTTCGTCTTCTCAATCGGTGTCATTTTATCACGCTTTGAAGTTGTTCGTAGATGTGGCGGTCGCTCTTCATGCGCAGCAGCGCACGGCGCACCTTGTCGCGATACTCATCATTGTCGCCTGTGCGATCGGCTATGAGCAACACTATATCGGCATAGTAGTCGCTACACTCGCAAGCATCGTCGGCACACTCAATGCCGTAAAGCTCCTGTGCAAAGCTATCCCATGCGCGACGCGCACGGTGGGTAGCTTCGAGGGCATACTTTAGGCGCTGCTTCAGTCCTTGCTTCATACCGAAGCCTAATCGCTCAACACGCGTCTCAGCGTTGAGCATAAGCGTACTCGTCACGTCGCCCATGAGGTAAGCCACGTTGGTAAGAATGCGCGTGGCCTCGGGTATCTGTTCTCGGGGTACGAGTTCTTCTTTCTGTTTCATAGTGTGTAAGAGTTATAGATTGTTGTGTGAAAGTGCTTCATCGGAAGCACGAGAATTTAAAGCCATACTCCTTGGATCTGCGCTCAGTGCATAGGTTGCGCCGTGTCTCTGGCGCGAAGTACCAGAGCATGGAGCGGCTCTGAGTGTAAGGAATGTAACCAAGTAGAGACAACGTTTGGCGTATCTTCCGCGTCTTCTTGCTATGCGCAGGAGCGAAGTAGAAGTTATAGCGCGGCTTTTCGCCACTCATGATGCGAAGCTCGTCCGTGCGTCGTTGACGACAGATGCGTCGCCCTCGCTCTTGAAAGCGCTCTTGATAGAGTTCGGGGTTCGCCTCCTTGTCTTTCACGTAGTAGGTGCGAGCGTGGAGCATAATGCGTCGCAGTGTCTCACGCTTGTAAGTAGGGTCCTTCTTCACTTCATAGGAGTTGGCCAACTTATACACCATATCAATTCCACACCCCAACTCGTGGGCTATGTCCTTAGCGGGCGTAATGGGGAAGCGACTCCTAAACATTTGTTCGCCTTCGGGGGTAAGGCGGTACGTTCGCCTGCCGCCCTCAATGTAAATGTACTTCGGGTTGTACATGGTTTTGCGTATGTTGTAAATGTTTGTTTATTTTTGTTGCGTTTTCGCTTGTGCAATAAATATTCTTTTATTATCTTTGCATCGTCTTCAAAAGACACGTGGACACCAATGATAACAGTCTAAAGGACTGGGAGGATATTCTAAACAAGTTTAGATACCTCTTCCGAAACGAAAAGTCTTTAATCCAATCAGGTAGGCTTACAGAATCGGAATTCCTTGAAGATTTTCTCTTCGCAGTTTTAGAAGCTTGCGAAAAGATGTCTGAAATGGAATGAAAGTAATGAGGAGGTTTCCGCCTCGCTCCATTAGGACCGAGCGGAACTTCCTTTTTACTCTTTTTCTGTTTAGCCAACCCTTTTAAATATTAGCTTATGAAAGACTGCGTAAAACTCAAACTTGAAGAGAGCTTTGCAGCATCGAACGACAAAGACCCTAATTTGTCTTCTAAACTATTAGAGGAGGCTTTTGCATTAACAAGCAATCCTGAAGAGGAGCGCGAAGCCGCACTCTATGTGCGTACCATGTTACGCAGAGGACGCAAAAGAAATGATGTCTGCCCCTCAAATATTTTAGGAAACGTAAAGTCTGCCATTTCGCTCTCTTACATAGCCAAAACCTACTTTGACAAAGGCGCACCGTGGCTCATGCAACGCATTAACGGGAACATGGTGAACGGCAAACCTGCTGCTTTCACTACGGCCGAACTCATGACCCTTGCCAATGGGTTAGAAGACCTCGGCAAGAGACTATTAAGCGCATCAACTGGTATCCACGAAAGCATTTAGCGCTTAGTGCTGGAAGCCTCCACATCGTTGGAGGCTTTTTTTGTCTCCTTATCGCGCAAGCAGATAAACCCTCTACGCTCACACTCGCGTAGCAGTTCGTAATCATCAGACGATATCATGCAGGGCGTTTCGCCATTGATGTTGACGTAACCGCTCGGCATTCGAAACCGCTCACAGATGCGGAGCCGCGTTTCACGACGGCAGCGCCAGTATACCACTACGTAGATGAGTTGTGCCATAGTGCTTTATCCTTTTCGATCCTTTTTGTTTTACCTGAAACTTCCGTTTTTGAATACAACGACGTGCATCATTTCGTTCATGCGGTCAACCAATCGCACGCCATACCTCTGCCGTAGCTCTTGCCCCGTTAGGTTGGTAGTGACAAGGGTGAAGAGGCCACGAGCGTAACGCGCCTCAAGTAGCTCGGTGATCGGTTCTATCACATTGCCGTAGTCGACCACCTCGGCAGGCTCTGTGCCTACATCGTCAATGGCTAACACTCCAATGCTCATGAGGCGAGCCTTCGACGTCTTGTAGGTGGCAGCTACGTGGCGAGCCTCAACGAAGCGTACCGTGTCGAGGTCGTACTGCATGAACTCCGTTGGCAGCATACCACGCGCCCTGAGCCATTCCACGGCATTCTGCAGGGCCAACGCCAAGGTGGTCTTGCCATTGCCCGTTGTGCCACAGAATAGCAGCCCATTTGGTTGCGGCCCAGTAAGGTGATGAGCCACTTCGCCTATGATGCGCGTCGTATCTTCGTCCATTTGCAGCGTGCGTCCTCTGCGCTCCACCTCCACCTCGTAGGCAGAGTAGAGCAGACAGTAAGCGTCTGCGACCGCCAGGGGAAGCCTAAAGGCGTGTGCTATAGTCCGCTGCCGAAGTAGCTGCGACATCAACTCCTTTGCGTCGGGCAAGGGAGCTGGCATTGCTATTTTTCGTGCCATGACAGTTGCGATTTTGTTGTTGTTGAATGCGAAGCCACGAAGTAAAGTGGCGCTTGAGGTCGGTGAGGTCGGTGTGCTGCGCCTTGTCGTTGACGCGACAGTCGAGCGCAAAGGCGTCAAGCCACTCGTGTAGCTCATCGTCGCCCAAGTGGTAACGCATACGCACCAACTCACACCATGAAGCCTCAGCCCTCAACGATGCTAACAATCCCGTAAACGAGGCTTCAACGTCTTCCGTCGTCGGTGGCGACGGTGGCGCTTTTTCTACATCGTCTTTTTCTTTACTTTCCTTTACTTTACTTTGTGTACTTTCTTGCACACTTTTGTGCAGAAAAGGTGCTTTCTTGCACAAGTTTGTACATTTATCGGCTTTTTTACCGAAGATTGATACATCTTTCGTCGAACTTTCGACGGTTTCAGTCGAATTTTCGTCGATAAGGTTGTATCGCTCAATCGATGCTGCACGCCTACTATCTACACATATCTTTTTGTATCGTTCTTGAATACCTCTACTCGTCAGTACACCTTCCTCGTCAAGCATACGCCTATCTAACAACCCTAACGTAAGGCAGCTCTCTAAGACTTCTTGTATATACACCTCTCCATACCCCGTTTGTTCCGAAATGATGAAGGGCAACTCTTTATCCCACGTCATGAAATACCCACTCTTGTAAATATAGCATAGCAGGAGAGCATATACTGCGATCGCCTTACCACCGTTACGCCGAATTAACTTGCGTATCTTAATATCCTGAAAAAAGTCTACCTCAAAGGGGAAGTAGTCTAAGCCCGACTTCTTCTGTCGGCTCATAATTCGTGTGGTTTCGTGTAAAGTCAATAAGTAGCACAACACTGCGGCCCTCTCTGTTGCATTCCCCTCACCACTTATTGGGGTGGGGCGGCCTCCTGTGTCATCGCCCGAGTTCGCATTGCAAGGATAGAAAGCTCATAGCGTCTTTCCCCCTCCTGTGTCATCCTCTTTCGTATTTGGACTGCGCATTGCAAGCTTCACACCTCACTCACTATATGTAAGCAATGGGGGAGCAACTCACACCGCAGCGTCGTGCTTTAATGGTTGATAGTGTACAAACGGCTTATTTATTCATGGTCGCTCAGTATCTCAACGATAGGGGTAAGGTTGATGCCTAACACCTCATACTCGCTAAACTCAGTGTCGCTCATACACTTGATGAATGTCTCGTAAGCATCAAGCATGTTCGGAGATAGGATTAAGTAATCACGCTTAACGATGCGCTCTTTGCCTGTCTTCTCGTTGACGAGAAGGCCTTCACAACGTACCTTATAGGACTTGTCGCCATTTAGAGAACTTACCCAAAAGGCTGCTATGTTGCGCTTCACACAAGCCTCCACACCTACGTCTTCGACACCGTTATAAGCACATACTTTTTCAGTAGCACGCGACTCAGCCTCAGCGAAAGTGGCGGCACGCACCAACCACGTCTCCTTCATGTTGGCCTTCTCTCCTTTTTCGGTCACACCGTCATAACTGACGCGTACCTCTACCCAAAATCTTTTGTTCATAAATTTTCGTTTTTCGTTAATAAAATGGTTGAGTGAGGAGTGTGGGAGTCGAACCCACTAATGTGCGATTGTTTCGAAGCTTATCCACTGCATACCCAATAACCCAAAACAGTAGACAACGATACCTCTCTTGCCGCCTATCCGATTAACGGCCTATACTCCTCGCATTTCCCATTACTATTCTCACGAACCATAATGGGAGTCATCTTAATAATCTAAACTTACCTTATTCACACGAATGCAACGCGGTCGGGAGTCGAACCCGACTAACGGCCTAAGCACCTCAGCCTATTAGCGAGTGCGGTCTATCCGATTAACCACCTATCGCGTTATATTGACTATTCTATTCCTCACGAACCGAATAGTCCCACCAATTCTATGAAGAAATTAGAAACCCATGGTCAGCGCGTGACGGGGCATACAATTAGAACTTTATAAAAAATATGAGTAAAACCATTTCACCACCTATCATTCACCCGCCTTGCTCCTTATCCAACGCGCTATCTTGATTTTGATAGAGTTCTCACCCTTAGCACGCTCCGTATCGGCATAACGATCTTTACTATAAGGCGAAGCGCACGCCCAGCGGCTGCAATACATCATCAAGGAAATGAGCGCGTCAGTCTCGTCGCCACTCTCCTTGTAAGCCGCCAAAATAGATGCAACACAATGGAGAGCATAGTCCATTCCTGCTTGCTCGTAGGTGTAGTCCCTTACCAGGTCAGGGAATTTGCAGCGCTTCTCAACACCGACGATGTAAAGCCTAAAGTCGATTAGCAATAGGTGCAAATCCTTGTTGTTGCGCTTTATCCTTTCTACGTATTCATGTACGTCTCCTTTATCCATATACTTACAAACATTTAAAAGTTAACATATCAACGACCGTCGTAACGCTTACGCATCGCGCGCGTTTCCTCCTCGCGCTGCATCTTCCACTGGTCGTATACTTCGACCATGTGATGCTCGTCCCAGTCGGGGTGTTCCTGACTCATGGCGTAATAAGTACCATTGTTCTTCATTTCGCTAATAACCGCGTCTTCGTAATCCATACGGCTGGCGTAATAGAAAGCCGTCAGCACAACGGCTGCACATGCCGCCCACTTCGCCACCTTCAGTGCTTTATCTAAAATGTTCATATCCTTTTCCGTTTTTAGTTTGTTTGTTGTTTTGTTGTTTTGTTGTCTTGTTGTTTTGTCGTTTCCTCGTTTCTTTCGCCATTCATCAACATCGCCATTCAGCACACCGCAACCGCTTGCAGCATTCAGCCCCTAACCATTCTACATGTGCCGCTGCACACACCCCAAGGACCGCCTCCTGACGCTTCGCTCACAGCATTACAACTGCTCGCGCTTCTGCTTGGCTCTTTTGTCGTTTTGTTTCTTGCTCTTGCGCTTGCAGCGTCACAACTGCTCGCTCCAAATTCTTTTTAATTCCTTACCAGTTACAAACATTCGTCCGTTCAGATTTCTGAACCCTACGTTCACGCGACCGGCATATATCCAACGCCGCAAAGTGCAACGCGCAACGCCCAAAATCTTTGCCGCGTCGCTCATGCCATAGCGGCCCGAGTCGACAACTCTTGGTTCCTCTGTCGTCATAACTTTTTCGTATTATTTCGTATCACCACTCACGACCTTGCGAGTCACTTCGTAAAACTTCCGCCCACGTTCGTCAGTCACTACCCTACTCTTCCACTCTTCTTTGCCAGTCTGAGCATTCAATCTCTTCTTCGCCTGATACAGCCCTTGCGGAGACACGCTCTGAAAATCCAATCGGATACTATCACCCATCACCATTTTGCGCAACGTTGCCGTAACACTCGGAAGCCTTATTAATCCTTTTTTCATACCCTTTTGCTTGTAAACATAACATTGATTCTTTACATTT